AGTGCCGCATCTCAAGGGTACGGCAATCATCCGCATACTGAAGCATGTTTCTTAGCTTGCTGTGTGCGTCGAGTAGCTTCTTTCGCTTATCTACATTGAATACCATCGCTTTGTTCCTTTCGTATCTGGTTGCGATACATTATCCATACAACAAACTAAAAAGGGGTGTCAACACAAAAAAACAAAGGACGGTAACATTTCTGCTACCGCCCCCTGTCAACGCTACGAAAGGTAATCCCTCATGTTTTAGCCAACTTCATAAGGAATACCCATTCTTACCAGATTATCCCACTGGTCGTCAACCCACTTTTTACAATTTTCTTCACTTTTATCGGTGCGAACCGTGAACCATTGCATCGAATCGATAGCTTCCTTTGATTTAACCTGTTCACGATTTGTCATGCCCAGTCTAACTGTTGACAGTTTTGCCAAGACTTGCCAATCCCCAGCGTGTTCGCGGGGTGTTATTTCGTATTCAAACTCAGACCGTGTCATTTTCTTTTAATTCCTCTTCAATAGCTTCCAACCAAATGTCGATTGCTCCTCTAATCAGGTCAGCAACAGCAACCTGTTCGAAAGCACGTTTGTGTAAATCGTGGGCTATCTTGGCTAACTTATCGTACTTTTCTACCTCTATGGTAAGGTTATACGTTTTAGTCTTTGCCTTTATCTTGTTGGGTCTTGGCATAGGTCAACTCCTTGTTAGCCAATTTATCTTGTAATGTTTTTCTTTTGTCTGGTATAGTTCTTTTCCTATACTTATTAGTAAGTAAGTCTTTAGCTATAAGATTTCTTTTATTAGAAGGTTTCATAGTTCAGGTTACCTAACAGGGGTTATTATAAGGGTAGTGTGCCATGCGTTTTTTCTTTTGTCAACCCACTTGACGAAATTATTCATATCAGTTACGTTCCTTGTCATCGAAAGGAATGGCTATGCCTACTTGGTTAAATGACTTTGTCACAGATTTGCAGCTTGCCCCTAATGGTAGACTGCGTATGGATTGCCCAGTGTGCAACAAATCGAACACGTTCAGCGTTACCGATACGGGAACTGAACGGATGTGGTATTGTTTTCACGCTGACTGTCACAGTCGTGGTCGAACAGGTTTTCGTCTGCGGAAAGATATACCAACCCATCCTCTTCTCAAGAAAGCCCAAGTGGTAATCACACCAGAGAAAGAGGCACAAAATCTATTTAATATTCCTGACACGTTCGTGGCTTTGTCTCGAAGCGAACCCGCACAATCTTATGTAAAGCGGGTAGGTGCTTACAAAGCTTACCAAGAAGGCTTGGCCGACATTAGGTACGACTTCCGATTGAACCGCGTTGTTTATCTTATCAAGAAAGATGGCAAGGTTGTCGATGCGGCAGGTCGTAGTTTGGACAACAACATTAAACCGAAATGGTGGCGTTATGGAAAATCTGGTTATCCCTTTGTTTGTGGGCATAAGTCTATCGGAGTTATTCTGGAAGATTGTGCTAGTGCTTGTAGTGTTTCATCTACTCTTACAGGATTAGCCCTGCTTGGAACGAACCTCGTCGCATCTTACTTAGATACAATAAGACGATTCGACAAAGTGGTCGTGGCTCTTGACAAGGACGCGACAAGTGTGGCACTGAAGATGGTATCACAGCTAAAACCCCACGTTGATGTGGGGATGGTAATTTTGGATAGAGACGTAAAGGATATGAACGACGATGAACGGAAGCGAACATTCAGCAAGTATATCTCTTGAACAGCAAGTCTTAGGTTACATGATGAACCACGGTTTCTATGACCGTGTGAAGAACATCGTAACCCGTGACATGTTCGAGGGAAGATACGCAACCCTGTTCGATACGATAACGTATGGACACAAAAACTACGACACGAACTTGAGCCGCGAACAGTTGATGGCTTTGTTCGTAGACCGCAACCCAGCTATGCCGCAAAGCACCAAGGGGGAAGTTGTTGATATTGTTAGTAATTTGTCTCCTTACGTCTCTGACTCTGGTGACTTAGAGTACGACGTCGTCAAGAACTTTTGGGTTCGTGACAGGGCTAGGCAAATAGGTGAGAAGGCGATTGCTATTTTCACAGGTGAGTCGGAACACTTTGGCGAACTCAAAACACTTATCGATATGGTTGAGGATGGTCGGATGTCGGACAAGACAACCTACACTGAAACCACAGAGGGTTTTCTTGAACTCTTAGAAGAAGAGACGGATGACCCTGACTTTCCTTTTGGGTGGGAATTATTGAGGGAACACGTTGCAGGACTAGACCGTGGCAACTTAGGCATCATCTTTGCTCGTCCTGAAGTGGGTAAGACAACGTTCTGTTCGTTTCTTGCCGCGAGTTACATTCGCCAGAAGCAAAAGGTTGTGTATTGGGCAAACGAAGAACCATCTAAAAAAATTAAGATGCGTATCATTCAAGCCTATCACGCCTTGACTAAAGCTGAAATGAAAGAACAGGTCGAGCATCTGCATCGGGTGTCTACGGAAGACATCGAACCTTACTTAGTTGTGATGGACTCAGTAGGTACGTCGATGGACGAACTAAATGATTACGCCCAGCTAAACGAACCCGACGTCATGTTTTGTGACCAGCTAGATAAGTTTAAGATTGATGGTACGTTTAACCGTGGGGATGAACGCCTGAAGGAAACCTATGTCGTCGCACGGGAAATAGCTAAAAGAAACAAGCTGTTAGTGTGGGCAGTCAGTCAGGCAAGTAGTGAAGCCCACGACAGACAGTTCATCGATTACTCTATGATGGATAATTCGCGAACAGGTAAAGCTGGTGAAGCGGACATCATCATCGGAATCGGCAAGACCGGAACGTCCGAAGAAGAGAACACGGTTCGCCACATTTGCATCTCAAAAAATAAGTTGAATGGGTGGCACGGTATGATAACATCACACATAGATGTTCACAGGGGAGTGTATTACTGATGGAAAGTGAGTGGCAGTATGTTCGCACTAATTCTAAAGGTAAAGCTATCTTTAGGAGAGATACGAACGAGGATTTAGATTTTGTTGAGAAATACCTGAGCGAACGGAATATCGATTACGATTTAAGATTGGGGGCAACCTTGATGTATATCTTCAACAATGAGGGTAAGAGGTACGCCTACTACTGGACGACAGGAAGGTGGTCAGCAGAGAATGCAATAACTGATAAACATTACAACAGCAAGGGCATCGACGACTTTGTAAGTAGGTTTTTGAACAAGTTTGTGGAGAAGAAACAATGCGAGTCTTGACGTTTGACATCGAAACGACGCACCGTGAGAAAGCAAATGGGGCTACCACACCGTTGCCATACTTCGGTAACTCTATGGTTGCGAACGGGTACAAGTGGTTAGGCGAACCTCACGTTCACTATCACTGCTATTACCACAGTGTTAAACAGCCTCACGACTTTGCGTTCGAACTTTTCCAAGATGCACTCGACAAAGCCGACGTGGTTGTAGGACAGAACATCAAGTTTGATTTGTCGTGGATACGCGAATGCGGATTTACATACGACGGACACGTTTACGACACGATGGTTGCAGAGTACCTTCTTTCGCGTTCGCGTCGATGGCCTCTCAGCCTAGAAGCACTTGCGGAAAAGTATAGTGACGTCCCGAAAGAGAAAGACCTTATCAAGCCGTTCTTTAAGGAAGGTAAGACATTTTATGACATTCCTTGGGACATTATTGAAACATACGGAAAAGCGGACGTTCTTGCCACAGAGCAAGTAGCGGTTCGCCAACTCGAAGCCTTTGGCACAACATTTGAGGAACTATTCAATGAACAACAAAGCACTCTTGCCCACCTTGCGTCTGTCGCTTGAAGTAACCAATGTCCTTTCTGAAATAGAAAGAGCCGGAATCAAGATAAACAAGCAGACCTTAGACAACATACGCCGCGAATACGAGACGGAATTGTTGAGTCTTGAACGTCGTCTTGGCGAACTAGCCGCGAACGCAATGGGGGACACCCCTGTCAACCTCGACAGTCCCGATGACCGTTCCAAACTATTCTACTCTTGTCGGGTCAAAGACAAGAAGATATGGTCAACCCTTTTCAACTTAGGTCAAGAGATTCGCGGGGCGACACGTAAGCCCAAGAAGCGAACTCGTATGAAGAAGGCAGACTTTAAGCGCACCGTGCTTACACAGACAGACTTGATTTATAAAACTACAGGAAGTCAGTGTAAAGATTGTCTAGGCAAGGGTAGGTACTCGCCCGTGAAGAAAGACGGAACGTTAGGTAAGGCGATACGTATTTGTCGTAACTGCGACGGAACAGGGGTTCACTACGAATCGACAGGCGAGATAGCTGGCTTCAAGCTGATACCTCGTGATGCTTTTGATGTAGCCGCCGCTGGTTTCAAGACAGACAAGGAAACCTTAGAAAGTATGTTCACGTCCCTTCGGGGTGACGCACGAGAGTTTGCAGAGGCTTACATCAGATACAGTGCCGTTCGAACTTACTTGCGTTCCTTTGTTGAAGGTATGGAAAACAACATGGATGCAAACGGGTTCATCCATACAGAGTATATGCAGTGCGTGACAGCAACAGGACGGTTGTCATCTCGTAATCCAAACTTCCAAAACATGCCCCGTGGTTCGACGTTCATCATTCGACGTGCAGTTGAAAGTAGGTTTGAAGGGGGTTCGATTCTTGAGGGCGACTATTCTCAGTTGGAATTTCGGGTTGCAGGGTTTCTTGCAGAGGATGATGGTATCCTTGTAGATGTAGAGGCTGGTACAGACGTTCACAGCTACACAGCAAGCGTTATAGGGTGTACAAGGCAGGAAGCCAAGGCACATACCTTTAAGCCGCTGTACGGCGGTGTGAGCGGCACTGAAGACCAACAAAGGTACTACCGTGCATTCAAGACCAAGTACAGTGGCGTTACGGAGTGGCATGACGTCCTTCAAAAGGATGCGGTCACCAAAGGGTACATCACCCTGCCGTCCGGAAGACAGTACGCTTTTCCGGGAACACGGTGGACGGAGTGGGGTACTGCGACAAATCGAACCGCTATCTGTAACTATCCAGTGCAGGGGTTTGCCACAGCAGACCTGCTACCTATCGCTTTAGTTAACCTTCACAATAAAATCTGCGAATTAAATCTAAAATCTGTGATATGCAACACAGTCCACGATTCGATTGTTATGGACGTGTATCCCAGTGAAGAACAAGCGTGTATTGACGCGATGTCCTTGAGTATGTTATGTATTTCTGAAGAGACAGAAAGTCGATACAACGTCCGTTACAACATGCCAGTGGGTATCGAATTAAAAATGGGAAAAAACTGGCTTGACCTCGAAGAGGTTTTGGTTGTATAATAACTTTACCGCAACTACCCAACCAATGGAGATTCAAATGGGTACAGAACTTGTAAATATGAACGATGAATTAAATAACATAATGACAGCCCTAGATGAGGGGGATGTTGAAACCTTGATGAAGGCGAGTGGTCAAGATGATGGCGCGTCTAAGTCAGGTGGCAACGGACTACCTCGTTTAACTATCAACTACACAGAAGAAACTGAAGAGGGTATCAGCCTCAAGAAGGGCGTGTGGAAGATTTGGAACGGCTCTGCAGTGATGTATGCAGATAAAGTTCAAGTTCGTCCTTTGATGCGAACCTATGAGTGGTCACTCTGGAATCAAGAAGAGCAGAAGTTTTCTTGCAAATCTGTCCAGCGTCCATCTCTTGGTGGGGACTTTCCTGATACGTCAGGCGGCAACAAGTGTGGTCGTCTGTCTAGGCAAGAAGAAGAAGAATTGGCAGGGGATGACCCTCGTGTTCTTTTAAGTCGCTCTGTGAATTGCAATCAAGTGATTTACGGAACTATCACTGCGACGGGTACTCTTGCTGATGGCACAGAGGCTTCTGTCACTGACATGCCTTTTGTTGGATACTTCAAGCGTTCAGGTTTTCGTCCGGTTCGCGACTTCATCGAACAGCAACTGACTAAGAAGAAAATCTTGATGCAGAAGGCTATCATCGAAATGACTACTGAGAAGAACAAGAACGGCGGCGTCATCTATTGGACACCGAAGCTTGCCCTTGTTAAAGAGGTATCTATCTCTGACGACGACAAGGCTCTTGTTAATCAGTTCATGGATACTGTGCGAGGACACAACGAATCTGTTATGGAATCGTACCGTATGGCATCTAAGATGAACATGGATGGTGACGATGTTGACCTTGCCGACAGACTGGCTGGGTAATCATGTTACAGCTTTTGGAAGTACAAGACTTCCTGCAAAAAGCGGGACGGGGGGAGCTTGACTCCTCCCAACTCGAACCCTTAATAAAGAAGTTCGGTCAAGACTGTGAAGACGCCCTGCGAAAGCAACTGAGCAAACGGGGCGACTTTCGTATTCGTATGTCAGGATTAGGTCGGCCTCTTTGTCAACAACAGCTAGAACAGCAGGGTAACAAACAAGATGTAGCATACAACGATGTAATGCGATTTCTTATAGGTGACCTTGTGGAAGCTGTTGCTGTGTTTGCGTTGAAGGGAGCAGGGGTTCGCGTCGTCAAAGAACAAGAGCCGTGCAGCCTCGAACTCGCAGGGCAGACCATCAACGGAACTTTAGATGTTGTCCTTGAAGATATGGACGGGGAAAAGGTTTGGGACATCAAGTCTGCAAGCCCGTGGTCTTACGACAATAAGTTTTCTAAGCGAGGTGGATACGACGTTATCAAAGAAGATGATGCGTTCGGGTACATCATGCAAGGGTATTTATATTCTGAGTCGCAGGGCAAGCCCTTTGGCGGATGGATAGCAATAAATAAATCCACGGGAGAGTGGGACTTTGTTGCTGCACCAGAGAATCAAGCCGAAGACCGTGACGAGTATTTGACAGAGGCAAAAAGTCGTGTCAAACACTTGACAGAAAACGGCAAGTTTAAAGTCCCGTTCACGGCTGAACCAGAACGGTACACCGAAAAGGGTGTCAAGATTGAGACAGGAAATAAGCTACTGCCTAAAACCTGTTCGTTTTGTTCGTTCAAAGAGAACTGTTGGAAGGGGGCAACCCTGCATCCAAAGGTAACTTCTCGTGCTAAGTTTAAGCCATCTGTATGGTACAGTAAACTTGTTAAGAAGGAACTGTAATGCCTCTTGTGTACACAACCAGATACCCACTAGACCTTTTGGAACTAAATCCTCAGATGAGTTTTGTGTACAAAGAATCCCACCTTGGAACAGGGGGAGGCAGGGATACGGTGCGAATTCGCAACCTTGAAAAGTCTTTGCCTCTTACCTTACGAAATCACTACGCTGACGACGGGTACTTAACTGCAGACACGGAAGCACGGGACATTCCTGTGATAGAGTCCGAGTTTCAAACTATAACTCACTACCTAAGAATGGGAGATATCATATGCCTTCCGACGACAATATTGTCAGAAGAACTCGCGTCACTAGAAAAGCGTTCCCCAAAAGTCGCAACGTATCTGTCGAAACGGCTGGAAAATCTAAAACAGATGTTTCTCCCCAACGGTTGAAACGCACTATTAGATTCCGGTCTAAGTTTGAGATAAGTGTGGCAAAGACACTGGCGGACAAAGGTATTCCTTTTGAATACGAATCTAAGAAGATTGTGTTTCTTCCCAAGCCGCGAACTTACACTCCAGACTTTTACCTTCCTCACAATGACATCTACATAGAAGTCAAAGGACACCTAGACAAAGGTGACAGGGTCAAGATGGTTCTTGTAAAGGAACAGAACCCTGAACTAGACATACGTTTTGTTTTTATGAACGCACGTAACAAAATTTACAAAGGCAGTAAAACCACTTATGCTGACTGGGCTAATCGCTACAACTTTGAGTGGGCAGAACGAACTATACCAGAGGAGTGGTTAAGATGAGTGACGATGATATTGTGGATAAGATTGCAGAACTTAATAAGAGCATGGAGATGGCGTCCCTGTTACCTGACAGGCACTATCTGATATTCAACGAAGTAGACGACGAGAACGTGTCTATGTCCGTATACGACACCACTGATATAGATTTAAACAACGAGTACATAAGTGGTAGTCAAATCTTAGTACAGGGATTACTGGAACTCATGGAGACGGATATAGAGAGAGTTTTGGAAATGGGTATGGCTCGTATAGTTGCACTTGACACTTCTTCAGAAATACCTAAGATAGCTGATACCAGTCTTGGGGATAACATTGTTAAGGTAGACTTTGGAAAGAAGCATTGAGATGACTGATTACAGACGTATGATAGAAGAACTTGAACAACAGAACAAAGAGGTCTACGGCAATGTAGACATGGTAAACAGCCCCCCTCACTACAATCAGGCAGGTATCGAATGTCTCGACGCCATCGGTGCGGCAACGGGAGAGGGCTACGAGTATTATCTGCAGGGTAACATCATCAAATACTTATGGCGGTATCGCTACAAGAACGGTGTGGAAGACCTGAACAAAGCAAAGTTTTATCTTGAACGTTTAATCAAAGAGGCTGAGTGATGAACTGCTGGCACTGTAAGAGTGAACTAATTTGGTGTGGAGACCACGACGTGGGTCACGAGTTCGAAGATTACTCCATGCTGACTGAACTGCACTGCCCTAGTTGCGGCAGTGATTACGAAGTCTTTTATCCTAAAGAAAAAGACAAAGATGATTAAGCACGTTTGCAAACACTGCTTGAACATCCAATACATTTCATCTAAAATGTTCGAATATGCCTCACGCATTCTGTGTCGTGTGTGTTCGAACCCAATAAACAAACAAGACACGAAGGAGAAACAAGATGTCTAATGCGCTACCAACACCCTATCAAGAATTCATCCACAAGTCCCGCTACGCTCGTTGGATTGACGAGGAGTCCCGCCGTGAGGACTGGCACGAGACTGCGGAACGTTATGTTGACTACATGGTTAATCAAGTTCAAGGCAAGAACGGTTACAGAGTCACTGACGAACTTCGCCACGAACTCGAACAGGCTATCATCGGCTTGGAGGTCATGCCTTCTATGAGGGCTATGATGACCGCTGGAGCGGCTTTGGCTCGTGATAACATCTGTGGCTACAACTGTTCTTACATTCCCGTAGACAGCCCTCGTTCGTTCGATGAGGCTATGTATATATTGATGTGTGGCACTGGGGTAGGATTCAGTGTTGAGCGTGAGAACGTCGATAAGTTACCTGTCGTCAGTGAGAACTTCAGCAATTCAGATATTGTCATCAACGTTGCGGATAGCAAGGTAGGGTGGGCGAAGGCATTTCGCGAACTCGTCGCGCTTCTTTATGCTGGTACAATACCCTCGTGGGATATGAGTGGGATTCGCCCTGCAGGTTCGCGGCTGAAGACTATGGGTGGACGGGCATCCGGACCACAACCTCTGATTGACCTGTTTAATTTTGCCGTGTCTATGTTCAAGAAGGCGGCAGGACGACGCCTATATCCTATCGAAGCGCACGACTTGATGTGCAAGGTGGGTGAGGTTGTCGTAGTTGGTGGGGTTCGTCGCTCTGCCCTGATATCCCTGTCGAACCTAAATGATGACCAGATGGCACACGCTAAAGCAGGTCAGTGGTGGGAGAACGAGGGGCAACGTGCGTTGGCAAACAACTCTGTAGCCTACAAGTCTAAGCCAGAGATTGACACCTTCATGCGTGAGTGGGTATCTCTTTATGAAAGCAAGTCCGGTGAACGG